ATGGAATATAATATAGCAGCAACAGGTAAAGCAGGAGTAATAGATAATCAGGACTGGGATTACGAAACAGTAGATGGAAAAAGGTCAGTGTATGTACCGAAAAATGGTACAATGGAATATTATGAAGGGTTGACATATGGTGAATTATTAACAATAACTGATATGGCAATAGCAGGTGAACCAGTACCAGGTGTGGACGAAGAAGAGAAAACATGGTGGGAACAATTAGTAGGTGGAGTATCTGCAAAAGTGGAAGAAGGAGCACAGCTATTAGTAGGAACATTAGCAGATTTAAAAGCATGGCTGGAAGGAACATATCAGAATGTAATAGGAAGTATAAGGGAAGGTACAGCGACGATAGCAGAAGAAATAAGAGCGCAGGAAGTAGAAGATATAGATCCGAAGATTAGACAGTTTGGAGTATTTGATATATTTATTTTATTCTTGGACGTATTGTTAGCATGTATTAGACTGATAATAAGGGCATGTGTATATTTAGCAGAGATAGTAACAATACCACCTGATAGTTCATTGTTGAATGATGACACGAAGTCAGGATTAGAATTTTTTAAGAATCAAATAATACCGGTAGTAAATATATCAGTATGGGATATGTTTAGCGGTTTAATGTCTTTGATAATATCATTGGCAGTAGTGAAGAGAGTAAGGAGGGTAGCTGAAAGTGGGTAATGTATTAAATAAGGTAAGAGAAGCAATTGAAGCATTAACTGACCAATTGATATTATTGCCAGATCGTATAGACTCTATAACATTTGATGATAACTTTGTTGTTACAAAGTTTCTGGGACTTATACATTACATTCTAGGAACGCCATTATATACGTTGTTCTGTCTGTTTTTATTGATAGGAGCAGGATTTATACTTTATAATATAGCAAAGAAAATTATAAATATAATTGGCATAATAATACCAAAAATAAAAGGAATGTTTATTATCCCTTAAGGGTTAAAAATATAAGAGAAAGGAGGGTAAACATGAATAATAAGACATCAAAGGCGAACAAGAAGAAAAATGTAAAATGGTTTGTATCACTTATGGTTGTTCTTGTAATAGTAATGTCCTTTGTCGCAATAGGATATTGCGAAGGAACGCCAACGCTCGACATAGAATTTGATACTGCACAGATGTTCGCCTGGGCACAGACAATTATAACTGCCATGATGCCTGTACTTTATATCATCATGGGAGTTGGGCTCGGATTTATTGTAATCAGAGCCTTCAAAAGTGCATTTAGCTAAAAAGTGGCAAAGGGGGACCTGGATCAGATCATATCCGGTCCCCCTGAAGTGCCAAAGGAGGGTATTATGACAGACGAACTGCTTAAATATATAATAATACAATTATATTTTGTGATAGGTTTTATGTTGTTGAATTTGGTTTTGACATTAAGAAAGAAGGTGTAATATGATAGATAATGAATTAGTAAAAGAAATAACGAATAATGTGGCATTAATGACGATAGTAATTATAAGTACATATCCGGTGATATATATAATAAGGTCGATGGTAGATATTATTCAAAAGGCGTTTAGACATATTAATGTAGATAAAGTTTTTAAGTCGGCAAGTCCATTAAAAAAACTGAAGGGAAGGTGATAAAATGTTATATATAGTTATAGCATTTTTAGTTTTGTATGTAATAGCAAAGGTAATAGAAAGAATACGTAAAGGAGAAAAGGGGAGTAAATAAGAATGATTATGATATGCGGATATTTTGTAGGTATATATATAATATACGAACTGATAGATATATTTTCAAATCTTGAAGTAATACAGGAGGGGTTATGAGTGATAGGTAAATATTATGTAATAACGGATGAAAAGGTAATTGCGGCAGGAAGTCTAGGGAGAATAAACAGAAAGATGAAGATAAAACTTGATGAAGATGAAATGGTATCATGTGGACCTGACAAGGTGATAAAGGTAACAAAGAAAGATATTGATTTTTTGCAGGACAAGCGTAATATAGAAAGAATTCCTGTTGCAAATCTATATAAGACGGACCAGATGTCAAAATGGATAATGATAGCAATTTTGATTATAAATTTTATAATATTAGTGAGAGGGTGACGATATGTCAACAATAGATTTTGAAGCAGAATTTGCGAAGTTCGTAAATTCAGGGCAACAGGGAAGTGCAATAAGGGATATATATGATATAATACCTGCGCTGAAAAATGACCAGATAAAGATAATAAATAATTTAATGTATTATGCTGAAAAATACGATTTAGATTTGCTTCAAAAGCAAATAGATAATTTTTTGAAGTTTGCTATAAAAAATAAGAACTTAAGTTTTATGTCATCAATGAACATGAAAAACTTGCTCAAGGCATATACACAGGAAGAGCTCGTAAAAGGTATAAAGGTGCAGAGCATAAATAGAGATAAGGAAGAGATATGATGGCAGGGATAATAGTAGGTTATCAGGGGTATCAAAGGTCAGGAAAAACTATAAGAGCATATTTGGATGCAGAAAAATACAGGATGAGAGGATGCCAGGTATATTCAAACATGAATGTGCCAGGATGGAATAAGATATATAGTCTTTGTGAGATACCTTTTAATTATGAGCCAAAGGTTTTGGTACTGGATGAAGCGTACAGCTTTTTGGATAGCCGAAACTGGACCAACTTTGACGATGCAACAATATTCTTCAATACAATAGGAAAACAAAATATTTTGTTACTGTTTACAACTGTTTCATTAGGAGAAGTAGAAAAAAGGGTTAGAGAAAAGATAAATTATCTGTATTTAGTGAAGTCAGATGAGGAATACATATATTATAAGGTAATCGATGTGGTCAGGAGGTTGTCAAAGGTCGAGGCACTGAAAAAGTGTCGGCAACTTTTTGAAATGTTGAAATACAATCATCTTGAAGTACCTGACTTAATAGACTGTAGTTTAAAGAACTTTAGGCAAAAAGTAAAAGAGTTTCAAGAAAAAGAAAAAAATTATGAAAGAAAGGTGAGGATAATATGA